CGGACCGGATGACCGGCTGCTGATTGAGTGCGACACTTACGACAACCCAGGGTCGCCAGCGACGACGCCGCTCGGCTTCGAGCGTGGAAAAAGCTACGAGATTCGCCGCGTTCTCTACCGCTACTCATGGACCGGGTCGGCCGAGCGTGTCCTCTCGGGCGATGATCGGGAGACGGCCGAAGAGCTGGCCCGCCGTGTCGTGCCGGAGCTGGGCGAATGAAGCGCGCCACGGTGAAGGTGCGGACCAACCCGCGCAAGTTCGGACGGGCGACCGCGGAACGAGTGCCATATATCGAGGTCACGGGTTACGCCTGCGAGGTCGCTGGCGAGCCCTGCGTCGTCCATCGAGCTATCGAGGCAGAGGACGGCCTGCCGGTGCCGGGGACGCGCTATTGGGTGGTCACGCACGCGCCTAGCGGTGGGCTGATCGCTCGATCCCTGATGCCCGACGACACCCGCGAGGCGGTCCTAGAGCGCGCTAGGGGGATGGTCGAGCGCCACGGCGGCCGGGAGGCGCTGCTCAGGGTGGCGGGCGAAGTGATCGAGCGGGAAGGGGTAATCGAGTGAGCGCCGCGCGCTGTAGTTGGGAGGAAGCCCAGCAGCTCGCCAAGCGCTCACCGTCTCGCGGGTTCATGCCGCCCGCATCGGCGCTTGAAATCGTGCTGCCGGACATCGGCGGCACCTACGCAGACATCCAGCGCTTCGCCAAGGTGCCGCTGAGCCTCAAGCTCGACTATCACCGGGCGAGGGGCGAGGCATTCGCCTACGGGGGAGACGAGCGCCGGGAAACGGCCGAACGGCTGCTAGACCGGGTGCTCACCGTGCTCGCCTCGCAGAGCGACCGTTTCCTAGTGCTGGGCGGGCCGGGAGGCCGCTTAGCGACGGTGTCGGCGGATCGCAACCTCGCAGGCTCGCCCTGTCGGGATTGGGCGGTGCTCTTCAAGGTCAACCGGCCGCTGACGCCTGCGCTGCGAGACGCCGCGCTCGGCGGTGCCCTGCGTCATTACGAACTCGCCTAGCCGCGCTTGGAGCGCCGCCCCGGTTCGATTCCGGGGCGCGGCCTTGTATCAATCGCAGTACAACCGAAGGGAGCACCATGAACGCAGAATCAGAGATGGCCGGCGCTGACGGTCTGGGAGCCGCGCCGAGCGACGACAAGGCCCGCTGCGACGACTGCCGCCGCATCTGGCCGGTGGGCGAGCTGGTCGAGCCCAAGCGACTGAGCGAACGGCTCGACCCCGGCGGGACGGTCCCGGCTGGCGAGTGCCCGGAGTGCAGCGCGCTCGCCTACCTGCTCGACGACCCGCTCGACAAGCTGGCCGCCGAGATCGGCTACAGCGACGGAGCCGACGACGACGAGACGGGCGGCGTCGATGCCCTGATCGACTACAAGAACGCGCTAGAGGATCGCTGCCGGTCGCTCGAACTCTCGCCGGATGCGCGGCGGGTGGTCGGCCAGCTTGTCGCGGAGGGTGGCGACGTGGACGACGTCGAAGCCGAGCGGGAGGTCTGGGACGAGATTCAGGCCGCGTTCCCCTGTCCCGACTGAGACGGCCTGGCGGCTGGCGCGGGTTCGATTCCCGCGCCGTCTCTTGTATCGAACGCAGTACAACCCGAAGGGAGCACCATGAACGCAGAATCAGAGATGAACACGAGCGACGGCCTGGGCGGCGAGCGACCGATCACCATGCAGGATCAGATGGGGGAAGCGGGAGGGAACGCCGCCAATCTCGACCCCTGCTCCCAGATAGCCGAGAGGGTTGGCTACCTGGGAGGCCGGGAAGATGTTGAGGCCCTGGTCGCCTACAAGAACGCGTTAGAGGACCGCTGTCGGTCGCTCGAAAACACGCTGGGGCAGGTCGGGCATTGCCTATGAGGAGCGCCGACGCCGTCCGCCTAGAGATCGGCGCGACCGAGCAGGAACTACACGACCACGAACAGCACGGCGCGGAGCTGCGGCAGCGGCTCGGCCGTGCTCTCGCGGAGGCCCGCGACCATCCCGAGCTGACGCTCGAAGAGGGCCGCCAAGTGCCCGAGCGGGAGATCCTGCGACAACGCGCCAACCGGCTCATTCGGGAGGCCGACGGCGCCGCCTATGACCTCTCGAAGGCCGACCCGTACGACCAAGCGCACGGGCTCGACCGATGAGGGAGGTCGCCGAATGGATCGTGGCTGGAATCGTGGCCGCTGCGGTATGGGGCGCGATCCTAGCGGTGATTTGGTGGGCGTCTGCCGCGCTCCCCTACTGAGGCGAGACAGCTATGGAGCCGCCGGGTGCTGTGAGTCAGCCCGGCGGCTCGACCCCCTCTTTCGCGAGACGCGAGGTCCCGGCTCAGGTTTGTGCTCAGTCCGGCGCGCCGGACGAGACAGCTATGGAGCGATGGGCGACAGCCGGACTCGAACCGGCATCTCCACTTGAGGCCATGAACCGTGCGGTTGACGCCTCTTGGGTGAGCTGCGCGATTGCTCTATGTCGCCACGTTATGCCGGGCGCCGTTGCGACCCGCCTCCCAGCGAAGCGATCGCTTGCGCACATCCATTCGGTCGTTTAATCGTTGGCGGTGACCCGCCACGACCCGGCGAAGTGCCGGACGCGCTGGCTTCTGGCGAGCCGCGGCCCGGCGAAGAGTCCCGCCGCCTTTTGAGTGCCGCCAGGGAACGGCGACGGCGGGGCGAGGAGGAGAGTCCTCTGCCCGAGAGCAGACTAAGGACGCCAGGTCGATTTGACGCCTGGGCCATCGCTTTCCTCGCGGGTATGTGGCGAGGCTGCCTGGGCGCCGCCAGTATACCGCCTACGTGCCAGGGAACCGCCGTTCGGCCTCTGACTCAAGCCCCCAGTCGGCGATGAACTCCTCCAGGTCCTCATCGAGCGTTTCACGCGGAACGAGGATCGCTGAGCCAGGGCCTGCGTCCGCGTGGTTGTCAAAGCGGCGATGGTGCTCGACACAGGCCGGGATGCCGTTACGCGGGTCCCAGGAGGCCAAGGCGAGCAACTCTGGGTCGAGGCCGTGCAGCGTCGGGCAGTTGCGGATCGACTGGCGACCGATGAAGTGCGCCGCCTCCCACTTGCCTTTGCACGGCCGTTTCAGCGGGTCGTGGATGGCGAGCCAGCACGCGAGCTGCCCGCCGAGGAACATCGTCGCGTAGCGGCGCTTCATCGCCAGCCGCCAGAACGCCTCCGACAGCTCGGGCGGCGGCTTGGCGATCATCGCCGCGGCGCCATCCACTGACGCGAGCAGTAGAGGCATTCGCAAAGGTGGCCGAAGGCACCCGACCAAAGAACGCGGAACCGGCTGCGGCAGTGAGGGCACGTCGCCGGCCACGCCTGCGTCGCCGCCACTGCGAGGCGCGAGCTGCGCGCGTCACCCACCATCGGCTTCTTCGACCGACATCTGGCCGGGGATCTGCTCGGCGGCTTCGGCCTCGGTCTTCGGCCGTTTCATGCAGCCGCAGTCCTCGCACTGGATCAGCGGCACCCGCTCGGCCGGCACCGACTTGCCGTACTTCTCGCGCAGCGCCGAGCGCGACAGCGACTCGCAGTCGGCGAGCGCTTCCTCGAGCTCGACCTCGCCCCGCCGCAGCGCCGGCAGCACCACGGCGAGCTTCGTGGCCTCGAGCTCGGCGAGGACGGCCTCCTCGACCTCCCGCTTGACGACGAGCTCCTCGTACGCCTCGATCAGGGCGTAGACCTGCGAGCGGCCGAGCCCGATCTCCGGGGTGCCGAGCCACTCCTCGAACTTGTCGTGGCCCAGATGCTCCCACATGCGCTCGGAGTAGAACTCGTGCAGGTAGCCGGCGAGGGCGATCCAGACCTGCCGGATCGCCCCCACCCCCTTCTTGATTTTCTCCTCGACGGCGAACGCCTTCTTGGCCGCTCGCTCCTCGGGTAAAAGTGCCTTCCCCATCGCTAGAAGGGGATGTCGTCGTCTTTGGCGCCGCCCTTACCGGCCTCGACCGGCTTAGCATCGAACGCCTCTTCGAACTTGGCCGCGACCTCCTCCCCGCCGGCCAGCGCAACGTAGCTCGCGACCTCGGAGAAGGTTTTGCTTGGGTCGTTTCGACCGGGCTTTTCGCGGACGATCGCCTTGGCCTGACGGCCCTTGAGCGGAATCCACTCGAACTCTCCCGAGGGGCACTCGACGCCGAACGCCTCATAGATCTGGGCGATCCGACCGAGGGTGTTCTCGGTGACGTGAACCCAGTCGCGGATTTCGCCGCCCCGTTCCTCACCGCCGATCGCCTCGCAGGTGAGAATGACGACGGGGTGGTCGCTGGTCGAGCCCTCTTGGCCCGGCAGCTTGATCTCTTCCTCGACCACTCTGATCGGGTGCGTTCCGGTTCTGAGAATCACGCCGCCGGGCTTCCAGGGCTCGACGTCGTCTAGCGAGAGCTTGAAGCTCATTTCTTCTCCTCCTTTTTGCCGCCGCCCTTGCTGGTCGACGTCTCTTTCGCGGGCTCAACGGCCGACTCCTGGCCGAGCTGCTGCTGCCCGCCCGACATCGCCTCGACGGCGGTGGGAATCCACTCGCTCAGGTCGATGTCGCGGATCTTGCCGAGCGAGCCGGAGCGGTCCTTGGCCCGCTTGCCGTTCGCTTCGACGAGTTGGGCGACGTAGCGGCGCGGGGTGTCGTCGCCCTCGGGGATCACGGCGCAGTAGCCGACGACGTCGACGGCGGCGACGAGCTTCTCGGGCAACTTCTTCCCACCCGTCGCCGGCCGCTTGATCGAAGCGCCGTCATCCTCGTCGAGCTGCTCGTGGGCGATCAACACGACGTTGATCGGCAAATCCTTGATCGCCCGAACGAACCGTTCGATCTTGGTGTTGACGTCACCGTAGTTCTGCAACGACGCGCGGCCGCTGCCGGCGAGCTCCTCGACGAGCCGCTGATAGACCTCGCCGACCGAGTCGATCACGAGGGTCTGCTCCTCGCACCCC